CGAGCAGCTGGTCACGGTCAAGAACAAGCGCGGCTTTGCCAAGCTCGAATGGCAAAAGCTGCGGGAACGCAACGAGGCACTCGACTGCCGTGTTTATGCCCGCGCTGCCGCTTGGATCCTCGGCGCAGACCGCTGGTCAGAGGCGAGGTGGGAAGAGTTGGCGGCGCAGTTTGAAGATAGCGGCGGCGTGCAGACACCTAAGGCGACCACCGCGAGGCCAATAAGGTCAGCACCGGTCCGCCGCGTTGCGCGGTCAAGCTATATGGGGTGATTAGGGTGCCAAGGTGCGTTGAACGATCCTTGGATCTTTATCGATCAAGGCAAGGAGAACTCTCGCAGGCCCCTCTGGTGTCCGGCGGCGATGTTCCCAGTTGAGGAGTGTCCCCTTCTTGACGCCGATGGAGCGCGCAAACTCAGCTTGCGAAAGTCCAGTTCGCGCCCGGATGTCTGAGACATCAGGTGCCGGAACGTCGATCTCGTGGATGGTCAAAGTCTTGCGTTTCTGGGCGTGGGCGATGGCCTCTTCAAGCCCTTGTTCAATGCTCTTGAATGCGTCGGTCATGGCTGGCTCCTGTAACTGTCGGCAAGCAGCTTGCCGAGGGATCTAACAAGTTCGGTCTCTGCTCGGGTGAGATTTGCCTTCTCATTCTTCGCAAAGACCGTGATGAGAAAAATTGGAACGGCCTCATCTTCGCTGAAGAAGTGTATCACGCGATAGCCCCCGCTTTTGCCGCCACCTTCGCGCGCAAAGCGGGCCTTGCGAACGCCTCCCCCAATCGACACGCCTGCGTCTGGATGCCGTGCGATGAAGTCGATCAACGCCAAGCGCTCTTCCTCGCTCATAATGGCACGAGCGCGGCGTTGGAATTCTGGGGTTTCGACGACGGTTACGATGGTCATGCTTTTATATGTGTGCCGCTGGCGCATATGTCAATGACGTATAGGTGGCATATGCCAACACTTGCCGATCTTCGCGCACGCCGCGAGACCCTGACCTCGCAGCGCGCCTCGGGCGTGGCCCGCGTCAGCTATGACGGCAAGACGGTCGACTACCGGTCTTTGGCCGAGATCGACCGGGCCATTGAGGCTTTGGACCGTGAGATCGCGATGGCCGAAGGGCGGCGGATCGTGCGGCAGGTCCGCGTGACGACTGCCAAGGGGCTCTGACAGGAATGGGGATGTTCGACTTGTTCCGCCGCCCCAAGCCGGGCGGCCCTGAAGCCATGCGCGCGCGGCTTGAAGGCGCGATGGCAAAGCGCCGCTTGCGAGGCTGGAACCCACCTCTCGAGAACATCAACGCATTGGTCGCCTCTGGTGGACCAAAACTGCTGGCGCGATCGCGCGAACTGGTGGTGACCAACGGTTATGCGGCGAACGCCTGCGAGGCCTTTGCCGCCAACCTTGTTGGGGACGGTATCAAGCCGTCCTCGCTCATCACGGATGCGGTGCTGCGTGACCAGGTCCAGAAGCTCTGGCTCGCCTGGACGGATGAGGCGGACGCCGATGGTCTGACCGATTTCTACGGTTTGCAGGCCATGGTCGCGCGCGAGATGTTCGTTGCAGGCGAGTGCTTTGTGCGCCTGCGGCCCAGACGGGCGGAGGATGGGCTCCTTGTGCCTCTGCAGTTGCAGCTTCTGCAATCTGAGATGCTGCCCTTTGAGAAAACGGAGACGGACCCGAACGGCAACCGCATTCGCTGCGGGATCGAGTTCGACCTTATTGGACGACGCGTGGCCTATCACTTCCGCCGCCGCCATCCCGGCGACAGCACAGACCAGCGCATGGCGGTGCCCGAGACGGTGCGCGTGCCGGCCGAGGAGGTCTTGCATATCTACCGGCCGATCGATGCAGGCCAGATCCGCGGCCTGCCGCATGTGGCGCCCGCCATGGTGCGGCTGTTCCTCTTAGACCAGTACGACGATGCGGAACTTGATCGGAAGAAGACCGCGGCGATGTTCGCAGGCTTCATCACCAACACGGCCCCCGAAGACCCGATGATGGGAGAGGGCGCTGCTGATCTCGACGGGGCCGCCATCGCGAGCTTAGAGCCTGGCACCATGCAGGTCCTTCTGCCTGGGGAAGACGTGAAGTTCTCAAGTCCCGCCGATGTCGGCGGCGGCTATGAGGCGTTCCAGTACAGAACACTCTTAGCGGTCTCGGCCTCGCTGGGTCTGCCCTATCATCTCGTCACGGGCGATGTCCGGCAGGCGAACTACTCGTCCTTGCGTGCCGAACTGGTCGAGTTCCGCCGCCGCATTGGCCAGTTGCAGCATGGTGTCATGGCGCATCAGCTGTGCCGTCCCGTTTGGCGGCGCTGGCTGGAGACGGCTGTGCTGTCGGGCGCGCTCAATGCAGACCCCGCTGACGCGCGCGCGGTGCAATGGATCCCGCCAAGGTGGGACTGGGTTGATCCGCTCAAAGACATCCAAGCGCAGGTTCTTGCGATGGGAGCGGGCATTACCTCGCGGCGCAAGGTGGTCGAGGCCACAGGCTATGACATCGAAGAGGTCGACCGTGAAAACGCCGCCGACGCCGCACGGGTCAGAGAGATGGGGCTCAGTTACAAAACGAACCCCGGTGAGACGCAGGGTGCACGGGCGACGCCAACCCAGGTGCCGGAAACGAATTCTAATGTCGGACCGTCCGACTTTAGCCGGGCAAACAACCCCGCAGAGGAGTAACCTCATGGAATCCTGGTACACGATCCGCGCTCGTTCCTCGGGCACGGAAGTGCTGATCTATGACGAAATCGGCGCTTACGGCGTCACAGCGAAGGGCTTTCTGGCAGAACTGGGCGCGCTGCCCGATGATGCGGCCATTGATTTGCGCCTCAACAGCCCTGGCGGCTCGGTGTTTGACGCGGTCGCGATTTACAACGCGTTGAAGCGCCATACAGGCGACATCACCGTCTGGATCGATGGTATTGCCGCCTCGGCTGCGAGCTACATCGCCATGGCGGGCGACCTGATCGTCATGCCAGAAAACGCTTTCCTGATGATCCATGACCCCTCGGGACTTGTGATGGGCTCGGCCGAGGATATGCGGTCCACCGCCGAGGCGCTCGATAAGGTCAAGGTCAGCTTGATCCAGGGCTACACGGCCAAGTCTGGCAAGCCCGATGAAGAGATCGCCGCCCTCATGGCGGCAGAGACTTGGCTTGATGCAACGGAGGCTTTGGATCTTGGCCTGATTGACCGGATCGCAGAGCCCGTGAAGCTCTCCAACGCAGGCGCGACTGCTGCTGTGAGGCGATTGGTCAAACCGAGCCAGATCAGGCTGAGCTTTGCAATCGCATCCCCCGTCCGTTCGATCTGCACCGCATCTGTGGCACTGACCGCCACCCCGAAGTCACGCACATCCTTGGCCGCCTCGCGCAAGGTGGCCGGATCAATCCTCAGGAACGCCAACGCGGCCTTGTCGCCGAAGAGATCTGAGGCCACGGCCGCACGTTCCGCCTCAGGGACAAGTCGGGCCAGGGCGCCTTGGATCGTGACGATCCGTTCATCCAAGGGCAAAGCCTGGAGATCCCGCGCGGAGAGACGCAGCCGCTCCAACGCCCTAACAGCAGATCCTGACCCAGAGGCGGCTTCAGACAGCCGGGTGGTCAGCTTCTTCGTCGCCTGTTCGATCTCGCCCAGTGAGACACCGGCCAACTCACCCGCCAGGGTCAGGACCTGCAGGCTTTCCACCGATGTCTTGAGCGAAGCCGCCATGTCAGCCTGCGCGCCGATCATGTCGAGGCCCGAACGGATCATCGCCACCCCAGCCGCCGCTGCAGCGGCTGTCATCGCGGCAAGCGCAATCCCGGCCTTGGTTGCAAAACCTGCAAGGCGTGTGTTCGCCCGCTCCATTTCTGAAGACAGCCGACCGAAGCCCTTCGTGCCTGCCGCGCCGATGCCCTCAAGCTCGGCGCGGACCTGACGGCCGCCTACAGCCGCAAGCCGGACAGAGATGCGTTTTTCGGCCATGGGGTTGGGATCCTTGATTTTGAACTGTAGTTGTCTTACGTTCCCTCCATCGATCATGGAGACGTATGATCATGTCAGAGACCGCGACCCTATCCTCGAAGTTCCAAATATCGATCCCTAAGGCGATCCGCAGTGCTCAGCATTGGGAGGCAGGTTTGACCTTCGCCTTCATTCCGAAGGGCACTGGCGTCTTGCTGGTCCCAGTCCCAAGGCGCGATTCCTTGAAAGGGCTGGCCAGTGGTGCATCTTCTGCCGATTACCGCGATTGGGCGGACCGCTTCTGATGATCTTGGTCGACACCTCTGCCTGGATCGAATGGCTGATCGGATCGCCGACCGGCGA